CCAATAAACTTCGATGTTTTTGTCAAGTAAGTTGTTCAATTGTAGAATAGTCATTGTTTGTTGTCTTTGTTTGTTGGTACAAATATATAACCTTTTTTGAAACTGTCAACACTTTTTAACATTATTTTTAAGAAAATATGCTTTTACTAGATAAGAATAATTCTTACCAATGTTAGGAATTGCTTACAATTAGGGTGATTTTGTTTAAAATATGTGGGTGAGATGGGCAATTTGTCCCCACTCTTTGGAATGTATGAAGCCTTCAACAGCTTTAGGACTTACAAATCCTTTTGTAGCATGCCAGGAGTCTGTTCCAGAAGGTGAACGTAGAAATTCAATGGTCACTCCTATATTATCGTGAGAACTCATGAACTTATATCTTTGTTTGTGGTGTAAGTGATGGAGATACCAATACCGATGTTTCGTAGCGGCCCAAAGTTGAGGAGCTTCTTGCGCCATGTGTAAGGGCAAATTATTCCCTCTAGCCCCATCGCCATGACTCAATCCGATTAAGGAGCTTCCGTAAGTGTAGTATTTACGATGTTGGGGATTAGGATCAACACTAACTCCATTGGTGTTTCTAAACCAGCTTTTCAAAGCATGAGCCAAATGGAATCCGCTCATGTAATCATGGTTTGACATTGAATGCACACAATCAACCGGAGCTATTTGCATCAACATCTCCACACATTGCACATATAATTCAAGAGCTGTTGTGAAGTGTCGATACCATTTACCATCTACGTCTTGCGGTGTTCCTCTTGTGGTGTTGTTCTGTGGGTTGTCTGTATGTAGTATATCGTTTCCAATACAGAATAGAATCCTATCTATCGGAAATCCCTCAGCGTGCCTTAGAATGCCCTTAACACCCTCAATCACTCGCTTCTTTGCAATCTCTACATTGTACTCGTCACCGGTCTCTAATGCGTCAGCATATTTTCCAATATGAACGTCAGCCGGATTAATGATTAGAAGGTGTCCATCCTCAAGTTTTGGGTAGTCAATTGTAGGATATGAAGGTGAGTAGTTTGAAATAAGATCCTCAATAGACTTCAAGAAATCGTCTTTGGTGAACTCGTTAGGCTTGGCAAAGATTGAGAACTTTTGGCTTTTATACCAATAATGAGAAACGGAATTGACATCAATTCCAGCGGCATCACATTCTTCTTTCAGTAAGGAATCAGCTTTCTTGTCGATTCTATACCGGTCAACAAGCTTCCATTCATCTGGCTTTAGTCGATACCTTTTTTCTTCTTCCAAAATTTATTTTTTAATTTTCTCTATACTTCTTCCAGCGAAATATGCTCCATAAACCGTAATCAACAACGTCTGGTAGATAGGCCTGTAAGCCTCTTCAATTGTGAATCCACCTATGTTTCCATCAAACATTGACATCACAACAAACATTACGGTCAAAAATATTAGTGTTAATGGTCTAATGTTAGCACTTAGCCAATGTCCACTCTTAGCATCAGCCTCCCATCTTCTTGTCACTTGTTCTTGTGCTGATTTCTCTGCATTAATCAATAAGTCTTTAAGTTCTTTCTTGGCTTGCAACCTTTCTTTATCGGTTGTGATAACCTTGTCGAGAATGCCTTCTGCATTATCAACCACCTTTCCAAACAATCCTCCGAGTATATTATTAAGCATGATCTATATATTGAATTGTGACTTTGTTTCCTAGCTCTAATTGTTTAGCTATTGGTGGATAAATCCTCTTGTAAGCGTTAGTGCTTTTTCCTACAAAACCGTCTTTAAGTATTGTATTGTTCTCTTGCGAATCTCCGATGAGAAGACAACCAGCGGTATGCTCGTCAGTATTCCCAGTGTGAATAAGAATGTACTCAAAATTAGGAACATCAGTGACATGTAGCATGCCCCTATGAAAACTGCGATATTTTTTAGTGTATCTCTCATGGAATCCCCCTTCTTTTCTTAGTTTAATTTCATAAGTCCCTTCGGGAACTCTTGTTTCTCCTTTTACTTTTAAAACACGTGCTTCATCTTCTAAAGTGTAACACAAAAATCGTAATTTAATATCTGTTTTTTCAAACAATATTCCACTCGTGCTATCTGCTTGACTGCTAAATCTTAATACTATCAGTTCCATTAGCTACCGCAATTTTCACAATCCTCTCCATTGTCTATATTACATACAGGCTGCTCATCTTCCTCCAAAACCTCTAGCCAAGAATCAAAACCATTGGCAGTTTCTTTGCAGTCGCAATTATCTTTTTTTTCATCACAATTACAATTCATAATTTTTTATTTTGATTTTTTTATAAATTCTAAAATAATATTGAGCTTTTCTTTAACCTCACTCATTTGTTTGCGCAAATCTTCGTGTCTTTTCTCAAATCCAACCTTCACTTCCTTAATACTAAAAAAGAAAAATTGATAGAGAGCATACAAAGCACCAAGCAACAAAACCAAGGATAATCCATAACCTTCTATCAATTTCAATATCTCTTCCATCATTTATGATTTTTTGAGCAAGCCTTTATGGTTGCTAATTCTTTCTCTAGTTCTACTATCCTATCCTCTGAATGGTTTAACACCTTGATCTTCTTCTCTAAGCGCTTTTCTAGAACACTTATGTCTTCACCCAATTGTCCGATCTGAGAGTAAGCAATCCCCATAGTGAATATGATGCCAATCACCCAAATAATGTTTCCTATATTGATAGTGAAGTCCTTTTGCATTATCTTAATCCTAATAGGAATACTATAGCAATAAGACCTAAATAAACAACAAAGATCTTTAGATGCTCGTTGTTACCCTTGACCTCTTGATTTCTTTTTATATCCATTTTGATTGACACTTGCGTTTTTACTATGTATCCCTTTGCGTTTTTTACGCTTGTTTGGCCTGTATTTAAAACCGACTCCCTTAGCCATTATTTCTTTCTCCTTTTACGGTTATAAATGTACTTGTCGGCTGTGTATATTATTGTAAGGGCCAATGCAATGATCTTCATCATTATCTCCACATTTGCTAACGACACAAATGATAATGTTCCGATATTTAAGATCAACACGTCTGATGTTTCTTTTATTAGTGATTTCATTATTCTTATTTTTGATAGCTTAATTGTATTTCAATGTCTCCATATATTTTTGAACTAGCTGTGATTCCAGATCCGGACCTTTTGACTGTTGGAATTAAAACCCTCCCAGCTGCTAGTGAGTAGGCTGATGTCAAGTCAGCTTCAAATATGTGGTTTTGATTATTGACACTCCTAAAACTCCAGGTTTGTATAAGATCTAAATCAGTATTAGATGTCCCTCCAGCAATTACAGGCTTTGCCCATAGCGTAAAATCAAAATCATCGTTCGTACCACCGTCCGTAGAGAAATAACCCTTTACAGACTCTATTGTGCATGCCTCAATAGCGTTATAAACACTATACTGAGATGACCATCGATTTGGCTTACTATCTCCATCTGCTAATATGACTGCAGTATTAACATTGAAGTTCCATTGGCTAAAGTTAGGCAGATAGTCATTACCGTTATTTCCACCAGTATGATATAAGTGAATGTGAACGTTGTCATACTCTCTAGCAGCGATCTCTAGTTTTTCTATGTCTGACATTGTTATGTATGAAAACCTAGGGATCGGAGAATCTAATGTTACAGATGTGATAGTTATAGAAGTCCCTTTATTAGCTAGGTCAGCGCTTAACGTTACCAATCTGCCTGTTCCGTTCGTTCCGTTTATCAGTACCTTTGTTCCAGATTTCAAGGCTGGACCATCCCATCCTCCAGCAATAGGAATTGACGTTATAGTGCCGGAAAGCTCTGCAGTTGTGATAGCTAATTCCTTCTCTCTACCGAGGCTTCCAACTTTCTTTTTTATTTGACGTATAAAACTATTCAGCATGATTTTTTATTATTACCAGAATGACCAACTAAAAGTGCTATTTCCCATCCAATCTGTCCACAAAGAGTCACCAACAAGCTCGATGATGTCACTTGACGATTGAGCCACCGTCACATCGTATTGTATTCTCTGCCACTCACCACTTGTCCTTCCCTCTCTAGCGTTAAAAGTTAAGCCGTTTGGGACGTAAACGTCACCATCATAAACAATAGCCCTACTGAAATCAATCACATCAGTTGTTGAATTTAAGCTAGTTCTAAGAATATCACCTTGAATTACTTTGTTCCCAACTGATTGCATTGCCAACCAATCTATTCCCCTCATGGCTATTATATCAACATCACTCAATCCTGTTGAATTTGTATTATTCCATAGTTGACCACCCCTCCAATCACTAGGATATGAAAAACCAGACCCATCTCCAGAAAGCAAGTTCACCGTACTTGTTGCGATTGTTCCACCCCAAGCTATTGTGTCTTCTATTGTGATACCACCACTCACCGGGGTGCCTCCAGGGGCATTTACAATAGTAGTGATCCCCTCGGCAGCAGATGAGCTTCCATTAAAAAAAAGACTACACCCAACAGATGTCACTCCCCAAGAACTGTTGTTTTGTATTTTTACTGTATGATCTGCAGCATCAAATTCACTTGTCAAATCTCCATAAACTGAACTAAACATCCTATAATAACCATAAAACTCTATCGGGTCAGTATTGGGCATTTGCTCCATCATATCTAAATTCCAACCTCCAATGTAAACATTTATGCCCTCGCTAATTAGGTCGAAAGGAATTTCGGAATAAGGTGTCTCTGCATCACTCCAACAAGGCCGAAAAGAAGAATCCCACTTCCATTTTGTACTAGCAGTGTCATAATACAAGTACTTTGAGCCACATTTAACAACGAAGTTAAGATGGAGATAGTAAATTAAACTCTGGCCTAGGTAAGATGGATAGTTCCAAGCACTTCCCAAGTTAGAAGTCAGCACTAAATCTAGATTAAGAGTGAAAGTTGTTCCGTTGTCGGCTACTTGAGATGCAGTAAATGTGTTAGTGTATTGTGCTGCAATAGGTGTTTGATCCGCATCTAGAGTAGTTGTTTGTGAGGAGCTCCATGTTTCATTATCTGCCTCACCGCCAAAAGCTGTCACCGCCTCCGATTTTGTCATGATCTTTTTAATTGGAGGAGTATATCTATTCATCAACTGTGAAGGCTTGAACGGACTAGATGCATCAGTGATCTCCCCAACAAAGTTCGCTGTTGTGCCGGTTGATATATAAACTCCAGACTTCTTATAGTTGCTGAATTTTTGTGCAGCTGTTGGCATGAATTTGTAAGTGCTAACTTGAACTATATTCCAAACTCCATCAGCCATGAACAATCTAGCATTGAATGCGTTTAATATTTCCTTAACTAAACTATGAATCGACCAGTAATTGTAAGTGTCATCATTGTTTAAGCTATAAACAACATCAGAAAAGATAGCTGTCCAATAAAGAGGATCGGTGTTTCCCGAAGTAGGGTGTCTGTCTTCTGTCCAATCGTATATTGTTTTCAGAAACGTATCTGATGCACCCCATAGAGAAGTCGTTGGCATTAGCGCTAAAGATCTAGCTAGAAGAACTAAAAAGTTGTATTTCGATCCAGTCCAAACAGGACCACCAGGAGTCATTGCATTAAAGTTCTCTGTTCCTCCACCATCTACGTTTAACAGATCCGTCAAGTCTGTCATTATGAAATTTTGCAAATTCGCAATACCATCAATAGCCCTTATCATGTGTGGCTGAGGAAAGTATGCGTCTAATATTTCTGCACTGTCCATAACTATATTACCAACCCAATATATTGTATTCGCTCCAGCTGTGTCCTTATATATTCTTACAGCATAATCTGTTTGATCAGCGTTGGCAATATCTATTATGAACGTATCGTCAGAAGCACTTTGAGTGTAAAAGGTAAAAGTCACCTCACTACCTTTTATTGGTGTATTAAGATCATCTCCCTCTCCAGTATATTTGAGCTGGAATCCAGTGCTGGATAGTGTAAATTGTGAAGTAGCTCCTCCATAGCCTTCCTTAAGTATTTCGATCTTCCAATCTTGGCCAAAATCATCTTTGAATTCAGCGTATTTCTGTACTCCGTATGCCATTATCTGATTCTATTTAACCTTCTTTGTGTTCTATCTGTTGAAAGTAATATATTTTCTCCACTTATGTGACCAACAACATTTACTGTTTGATCACCCATCATCCCTCTTAACTTAGATAGTGGAGCAATAACCTCTGGATCGACAGATGCTCCAGGGTTGTCCCCAACCAAGGCAGCTGTTGGACCAAATGCTAATCCCCCTTTTGCTAGAGGAGGAAGAGGCTGCGCCATTATAGCTCCGGCCTGTGCTACTCCAAGTGCTGCATTGATCGCTGAGAAGGGGAGACCGCCAGTTAATGGAGAAGCGGCAACCGCCCCCATAACTGCATTGGCAGTGTAGGCAGCGACAGAGAACAAGTCAGCCACCTTTTGCGCTTTCGCTTGTTTTCTTTTCAAAGCTCTTTCCTTAGTTGCTTGTGCTTCTCTTAAGGCATCAGCCTCAGTATCATAATTTTCCTCGATAGTAAGAAGAGCGTCAGCCTTTTCTTCTTCTGTCATTATGCTATTCTCAACAGCAGCAATCTCAATCTCTTTGTTTTCTTGTAGTTTTTCAAGATCAGCTTCTAGTTTCTGATTATCTTTCTCTATCTGAGCATCAATAAATTGTCCATATATTTGAGAGGCTTGGCCTATAGCTTGTCCCCAAGTTGCTTGGAACTCTTGTATTTTTTCAATTGCTCCATCTGCCCATGCTGTTATATGTTCAGAACTCTGACTCCAAAAATCTCCACCATCATCTTCTGGCTCTGGCATAAAAGATCCATAATCAAAATCATCTGGCCCCAGAGTTGAGCCACCAGTTGTAGTAGGGGCTGCTTGAGCTGATCCGCCTCCACCAACACCAAGAGCCGCACCCATCAAACCAATTGCATCAGCGGCTTCGGATGCTTGGTTTTTTACCGCATCAGTAAACGTACTAAATTCATTCTCGTAGTCTTTGGTTTCTGACTTTAGGTCATCAAGCCCATCAGCAATATTTTCAAATGGATTGGGAATTGTATTTTTGCCAAAAAATTCCAATACAGTGTTGAAGCCTTCGAGAACCATGCTCAATGGGTTGAACTCTATAAGCCATTGAAGAGCTTGAATAAGAGCATTCTTCCACCATCTCCAATCTCCCAATCTCTCTTTAAACGCATCCCAATTCTCCCTCACATATACAAAAGCGGCAACAATTCCAAGAATTGCTCCAATAGCTAATCCAATAGGACCGGTTAACGCTGCGAATGCGGTTGCCATTGTGCCAATAAGAGAAATGGCCGGACCAATTCCAGCAATGAGAATCCCTAATGTGACAGCGACCGTTTTCATGCTATCACTCAAAGAGCTGAAGTGAGTTAGAACAGAGCTAAAAACACTCATTAACTTTTGGAAAATAGGGATTAAGATTTCGCCAAGTTGTATTGCAACTCCTTCGAGTTGACTTTTTAGCTTTCTAAGTGAACCACCCAATCCGGAGTCCATAATGTCTGCCATTCTCTTTGCTTCTCCTTCTGAGTCTCTAAAGTCTTCATTGAGAGATTGTATCTCTTTTCCGTTATTCGCTAAGATAGTTGCAACAGTAGCTCCCCTCTTGCCAAACATCTCCATCGATGTTGCTAGAGGATTCGTAGAGTTTTGAATCTCGGCCATTGCCTCTCCCATGGTTTTCCCTTCCTTAGAAAGATCTAGGAAGATATTTCGGAGAGCTGTTCCAGCTGTTGATGCCTCAACACCATTATTCACCAACACGCCCAGAATTGCAGTTGTTTGTTCTAAATCAGATCCAGCTTGTTTTGCTACTGGAGCAACCGAAGCCATTGCTGTTTCGAACTTACCCATGTCTAGAGCAGAGGAACTAAATGAATCAGCCATTACATCAGCAATGCGATTCATGTCACTAGCCTCTAAGCCAAATGCATTCATTGTTTTTGCCGCTACTTCTGCAGCTTGAGAAAGATCTGAATCAGTTGCTTGTGCTAAACTTAGAATCGAGCTAGTAGACTCGTTTATTTGTCCAGGTGTTAAGCCTAACTTAGAAAGTTCTAATTGAAGACCAGCCACTTGGGAAGCTGTAAACATTGTGGAAGATCCTAATGCTTTTGCATTTGCTTCCAATGCCTTAAATTCTTCTCCTGTTGCACCAGAGATGGCTTTCACCTTGAGCATTGATTGCTCAAAGTCCATAAAAGTTTTTCCGGCTATTGCTCCAATACCAACCAAAGGAAGTGTGAGAGAAGTAGTCATTGAACTACCAACTTTCTTCATGGAAGAACCGAATTTCTTCAGTCTTCTTTGAGCTTTAGTCAATCCTTTTTGGAACTCAGAAGAATTGAGTCCTAAGAATAAGTTGATACTTTTTTTGTTAGCCATTTTTGTTTCCTATAAAAGGGTTCGTATTCTTTCCTTCCTTTTTATCTTTTGTCTGTTTGGCTTTGATCCTCTCGTGTCTTTTTAAATCAAATATAGCTTGTTGTCTTCTTTTAGTTATATCGTCATGAGACTCTTGTTTCTTATCAATAGGAAGTTTCATAATGTCCTTTGGTTTTATACTCTTGCCCTTCTTTAAATGAGGGGAAATAGTATAAGCGCAAAGCGTTCTTATTAAGTCCCAATTGTGGATCTGTTCATCTGCTAACTTTTCAAGATAGCCCGTCTGCATTAAACGGAATTCTCGCATTGTTAGATTCCAGAACTGATCCGGCATTAGCCCTAGCCTTCCATAAGCAATCTTCTCTAGATCGTGGAATTCTACTTTTTCTTCTTGGGAACTGGCTTGCCCCCCTTTGAGTTTCCCGATGCCGGAGTATCAAAGCTATTTCGTAAATACCCCATAGCAGTCTCTAGAATCCCAAAATCGTCATCAAGAATGTCAGCAATATCATCAACCTTATAAGAACATTGTTTGCCCGCTTTTCTAGCCCCATCTTTTAATCCACAAAGGATAAGTACACATGCCTTATCTAGATCTAAATCGTTAGCTAATGAAGCAAATTCATTGAGACTTGTTTTAGTTTCTTTGCAAAATAATCTGAGCGCATTCATCCCAAAGCGAATTGGCAGTTGCTTCCCTTCAATTTCTATTAATTCGTACATTTTTCTTTTTTTTGTTAGTTAGTAAAAAAGGGAGGAGGTTTTACCCCCCTCCACTCAATTAGTTAGTTGCTGTGGTAACTGATCCAGTACACTCAAAGCTTGCTGAGAATGTGCTTGAATCTTCTACTCCAGAAGAGATAGACAATGAAGTCAAATATCCTTTAACCTGGTAAACAGTGTCACCAGTTTCAGTAGTACCGAATTCAAGGTTGAACAATGTTCTGTTGTTCCATAAAGCATACATTTCTTCATATCCGAATGTAGCATCTAGAGCAGTCATTGCCTCACAATCAATTGTAAGACTTCTAAGACCTTCTAGGACTTCTTTATATCCAGCAGATCCTTTTGTTGTTGCATCTCTTGTTTCCATTGAGAAACTAATTGATGCAGATGTTGAGTGGGTTACAGGAACAAATGTTGTTCCAGCACCTCCAGCAGTAGAGTCGATTCCGACAATAATGCTAGTTCCATTTACAATACCAGTTGTAGCCATTTTATTTAGTTTTTAGAGTTATTTAATTTTGGTTTAATTACTTCTTTTTTAGGTTTCTCAACCTTTTCTTTTTTAGGTTTTTCGAAATTGTGATCTTCTAATATCTCTACCACTCCTTTAGAATATAGAATCTGAGCAACCTTAGGGTTGAAGTTCATTTCCATACCTTCTTTGAAAGGCTTTGCGCTATGAAGAACATGTGTCTTTAAGAATCTTACTTTCATATCATTATCGTTTAATGCGGAATTGGTAGCTCTGATTGAGAATGTACAATCCCCTTGGTTTATAATCGTCATCGAATTCATATCCTTCACCTTGGAAAGATACGTGTTGAATCTCAGCATATGCGCCACTTCCAACAGTATAATCTAGAGCTGCTCTTACTGCCGCTCCATTGCTCACTAGTTGCTCGTAATTATCTTGAAAGATACTAATAGTAACATTGACAGTATCTAAATCTGATGCGCCACTTGCTCCTTTGGTGTTGGTTGGCTCGTTACTATTAACACTGTAAACTAAATAAGGAAGACGCAATGTTCCTCCAGTGTTATTTATCTCCGGTCTAAATCTAGTCTGAAAGGCTGAGGATACTGCTGCATTGTTGCTAAGTGTGTGATATATGTATTTTCCTGGATTCATTTATTTTACCGATGTTCCAAATAGTTTCTTACTCTTTTTGTTTAACTCTTTCCATACTTCACTTTCGAAAAGATTCAAAGATGCGCTTCCCGCTTTGTCAGCTGTCTTAGGCAACAATCCAAGTCCCCCCACAGTTTGAGAGGATCCTCTTGGACCAAACCCATATTCTAGCATATAGAAATAAAATCCCGATCTTTTCTTCACCCATTCTTGAGCAGCTTTTCTTCTTTGTTCTTCTGTTTGCCCTTTCTTTTTCTTTATAGACTTGGGCACTTTAATCAATGGCCCAACGTAAGCTCCTATTTTACCACTCTTCATTCCTTTCTTAGAGCCGAACACTCTAATTGACTTTCTTAGTTTCCCAACCGTATAACCTAATCTCCTTCTCTCTTTAGCAGTCTTTGAAGCTTTTGACTTAATAAGATCTTTCAATGCTCTTTGCATTGGTTTGGATGATCTCTTGGCCGAATTAGTCAATGCCCTTCTTTGTTTAGCATCAGTTGGAAACAACTTTTCAAGGTTGTTCTTGATTTGAATCATTGACTTTTTATCTATATTTAATACAACCTTGTCCATTAGTTGTCTTTTTGTTGTATCAATCTAGTTACAGAAAGCTTCATCCCCTCTCTTCTGCCTAGTTCTTCAATACCATTCACAATGTAATAAATGCTTGTTGCAGCATCATTAGAGAATATTGGTCCTCTTAGTTTAGAAGCAAGCTTGATTGAATCATTGAATCTAACTATTAACTCCAGATCTGACTTACCATGTAAGGATCCTCCATCCATTACAGTGTCATATTTTTTATACACACGTCTAGCATAAAGATAAACTCCACCGGACATAGTATCAACAACTTGACCAAAGGAATTTTCTGAAGTGGCTGCGCTATATAATTGGAAGCGCAAATCAAGCTTCCCAATGTTTAGCATATTGTGATATTTTTAATCTGATTCATTATGTGTTTTGCAGCTAAAGGAACTTCATGAACTACTGTTCCAGTGATAACATCTTGCCTCATCTCGTAATATCTACCAATCATTAAATACATGCATTGTTTCCCAAGTAGGTAAGTGGCTGGATTGTCACCAATAATTGTGGACCTCATTCCCGAGTCAAAAGTTATTTCAATCGAATCTGGCTTGTCATACAAAGTCGGCCAGCTAGTTACAGGATATATTCTAATAGAAGCACTCACTCCAATAGCATTAGATAAATAGTAGTCTGTATCTTTTACTAATGTGGTTAAAACATTATCTGAGTTGTAATACTTAACTGTAATTGTTGATGTTGAGCCACTCATGCCCAAATCAATCACCTCGTCTTCCGGCCATTCATCTCCAGTTGCAAGAAATTCTTGCGATGTTAGTGTCAAAGAGCATTCAATCTCAACTAAAGACTGAGCAATTTTTATTAGTTCTGTAATATAGGTGTCATCTTCTGTATATGAGCTTTCAATTCTAAGATGTGCTTTTGCTTCTGCAAGTGTTACAGCCCAAGTTGATCTGTCATCACTTGGTTTGATTCTAAAATATGGTAAGTATTCGCTCATGTTTTTTATCTTTAAGAATTATCGGGAGAGATGGACAGAGCCAAGCCCTCCCGATAAAACAACAAACAGAAAAAAGGATTCTTAATTATGCGTTGGCAATCTTAACGAATGCAGTGTCATTTTGTACTGCGTCACCATCTACTAGAGAAGTAACAATCATTCGTGTTTGACCGATTCCAGCATCAGTATAAGGGTCAACTAAAATATCCAAACCACCAAACTGAGCGATGTGAACTTTTGAGAAGTCACCTAATAAGTAATCTGATCCAGCGTTTCCATTACCAACAGCAGCAGAAACAAAAGAGAAGTATCCAGCAAGCATTTTGTCTCTATTATCATAGATAGGAGAAACTGAAGCAACTTGTGCTAGAGTCTTAACCTCAGCAAGTGCAGCTGGATCTAATAACCAAGCCATTCTTGATCCTTCTAGAGAAACACCATTAGCAAGTAAAGTGCTTTCCATGTTTAAAAGCTCGGCAGCTGTTGGGGCAGCACCAGCAACACTTTGAGTTGCAGCATCTAAGAAGATAGAAGTAGGAGCGTTAGTAACATCAGCAGCACCTAGTAAAGCAGCCTCTAAAGAAGCAGCAACAGAAGCAGCCATGTTTCTACGAAGTGCAGCCTCGATTCCAGCATTCTGAGTCATTGCTTCAGCTGAAACATTAACAATAGAGATACATTTTTTAGGACTCAAAGTTACATTTCCAGCAGTACCAGCAGCAGTTGGAGCACCAGCTGTTCCAGCTTCATCTACCCAACCAGAGTTGATTGCGCTAAATACACCGAATTTTTGGTTTTCAACACCAGAGTAAAAGTTTGCACCAGCACTGTTCAAAACTAAGTTGTTTTGTAATTGGTCAGTCCAAGATACGAACTCAGTAGCGTTTCCAGAGTCAGTTCCAACTTGCGCTCTGTATTCAAGAACAGAAGAAGGAATAGCTAGACCTCTGTAAGATTGGCCACTATAACGAGCTTCATTTAATGCCTCTTCGTGCATTTCTTTTACTAATCCACTCATGTTTCCAGAGTGAGCAGCTTTGATAGCTTCTTGGAATGAATAGTCACGAATTTCTTTTGGACTATTAGTTACTTCTTCAACCTTACTTGCTTTGTTAGCTTGTAAAGTTTCAAAAGATGCAGCACGTTTAGCCATACTAGCTAAAGAGTCTGCCTTTTCGTTTAGAGAATCGAACTTAGTTGTCTCATCATTTGTAAGCTCACGACCTTCAACTTTCGCTGAGTCTACGATTGCTTCCATATTTTCGACAACACTTGCACGCTCTTCTGTGTAGAATTTAGATGTTTTCATCTTACGTTTCAGTTTTTAAAATTAGTTACTTTTTATTTATGATCGATAAACGAAGCTCACTTAGAGATCGTTTAGTTAAATCCAGTTCTTCCTTCTTTCTTTCTTCTTTCTCTTTTTCTAGGTTTTCTTTCATCACTTTTTCCTCTTCTTCTTTTTTCCAAACTTCCATAGAGCGTAATCCAACTGATGCCTCCTCATAAGCTGGATAAGTAACAGCAGAAACATCATAAAGTCTTGATACTTTTTTAATAGTTCTGACATTGACTCCATCTTTAACTTCCCATGAGTCATCATCAACAGTGAAAGCAAAAGAACTTTGATTGATAGTTCCGTTCTTCATTAGCTCCATAAGATCTCTTCCCAAAGAAGTGTCAGCTACATCCGCCTCATATCTTAACCCAATCTTGTCAGTTGAAAGCCTAAGAGTGTTATTGGTTGTTCTAGCTAAAGGCAATCCGTCATGGTTGATTAAAAATCTCACGTCATCATTTAGTCTGCCCTCAAATGCTCCTTCCGATATGATCTCTCTAAAGCCCATATCATTTGACAAAGTATTGAACACACTTGCATATCCCACAACGGTCTTAGTGTCACCTTCTTCTCGGATCTCTAAATCTTGCACATTGAATGTTCTGATTTCTTTATCAGTCACACTTCTTAATTCTTGTGGAGCATTCTCCAATTCTTTTGATTCTTCCATCTTAATTTTTTTTACTTTATTCTCTGACCAAGTGAAGGCTGCATCACCACCCCAAAGTCCCCAGGCTATTCGGCCAGCTGATGGATAACCATCTTCACCAGCATTGAATCCTTCTCCTTTTTTGTCAACTTCATGTCGACTCAAATAGCTAAATATTCTTTTGACTCTGTTAGGAGTTATTTCATTCTCTATTATTGCCTTTGCAGTTCCAACACCTATATCGGTCCCTCCTCTATCAAACTCTTTTCTCCATTCCAAAGCCTTCTCAGCCTCTTCAATCATTCCTTTCGTAGGTGTTAAATCAATGTCACTAATTGCTCTGTCTTCCTCTATTTGTGCAATGCAAATAGCCAACCTTTGGTCATCATCATATTCAGCAACCATTGTTTCATCAATCATACAACGGTCAATGAATTGCTCTTCTGATTCGTTGTATTTAGGAGTCGGAATTGGCATCGTCTTCGAGCTTTTCTCCAATAGGAGCATAGTTTAGAGCATAGTAGTGTTGATCACCAATGTCTCCAATATCATTTAAGTCTTCCAATCTTCTTATTTCGTTAACAGATAAGACACCAATCGAACTCATGTCCTTGTAGAATTTAGCTCTCGCCTCTGAGTCTCCTCTTAGTAATCCATTAGTGTTGAATTTTATGTAGTAAGAGTCTTGCTCGTTCTCTCTAAATAGTTTTCTCTCTAACTCTTGTTCCAGGTTAACCAAGTAAGGTCTTAATGTATGAATCAAAAAGTCGAGACTTTGTTGCTCTATATTTGAGAAGGTAGCTCGCTCTAAATCTCCAATCATGTGAGGCGGAACTCTAAAGATTCTCGCTATCTCTGAAACTTGAAACTTTCTAGTGTTTAAGAAATCAGCATCTTGAGGACTCAATGAAACTGGTTTGAATGCCATTCCTTCTTCTAGGATTGCAGTCTTATGTGCATTGTTTGGGCCTCCAGCATAAGTAGAATTCCAGCTGTATTTTAATCTTTCTGCAGCTTCTTTAGATAACTTCCCAGGGTGAGATAATATTCCAGATGGAGCAGCTGCATTTCCATAAAAGCTTCCACCGTATCTATTAGCAGCAATGCTCAAGCCAATTGTGTCTCTGTGCGTTTCTATTACACTCTTTCCTTTGATACCATCATATCCCAATCCTAAAAAGTGGAGCATGTTTTCGTTTGATATTATTTCACTATTTTCTCCTCTTGTTTCATAATACAATTCACCATCAACAAGCTTGCACGATACATTATCGCTGTGAATATAATTTAGAGCTATTGGTCGAGCATTTCCATCTCGTTCTATCTTGAAAAAACTGTTGCCATTCAACACTAGATTTGTCATCAAGATTTGTCTCCAAGTAAAGCTGGTCATGTAGCTATTTGGCTTTTTAGCCAATAGTCTATATACCGGATGAGTGATGTCATTTGTTCGATCACCATCTGATTCTTTTTTAAGAACATTGATTGGAAGTGATGCAACTGATTCCGATAGAACTCGGACACAAGCATAAACTGTGGAGTAAGTCAAACTAGAGTCTTCACTTACGCTGACTCCGGTGTTTGCTCCGCCTCTTCCTAGTGCTGCCTTGAGAAAGTTGTTAGATCTCTTTTCCTTTT